ATGATTTACGGGTTGCTGAGTATTGCGGGTGTCGGGCTGGTCTATCTAATTGCAGCGATCGTCGTTACTGCTCCGATATGGGGAGGGGTTTGGTATGCGTCCAACTATCGCCAGCAGAAACGGGACGCGGACAAGTTCCACGCCTTGATCAAGCAACACCCTACCGACATCCAGGACATTTCAATCAAGCACCGATTCGGGATGAATCGGCCCGGAACGTTCGACGGCAAGCGTTGGGAATACGTTGTAGGTGCCTATGCTCGCTTCTATCCCACCGAGTTCCACCGATGCCGACTTGACGGCATCCTGTAGCGGATCCGCCCGAAGGCGGAACCTCGCCACCGTCACGCGGCAGCCGCCGGCGTGTAATACACCATCAGCGTCACCGAGCCGATTGCCGGAATCTTCGGCGCGCGCGACACCGTAACCGTCATCTGCCCGCTGGCCTGCGTCGGCTCGAAACCGGCGGCCGTCGCGCTCGTGTAGCCAGGCGACGGGGCGGCCTGCACAAGCACCTTCCCTCCGCATGCGATTTCGAGCTGGATCTGGCTCGGCTTCGCCCCGTCCAGGCCGGCGCACGTCAAGGTAAGGTTCTGGATCGTCGCGCCTTCCGGGATCTCCGGTCCGGTCAGCACGTCGCCCAGCGACAGGGCCGAGGCGATCGAGACGGACGATCCGATGCTTTGCGCCACCCCCGACGGGTCAGGCGTCAACGAAACCGCGTTCATTGCAATCGTGCTCATCTTCCTTCCTTCAGTTGGTGGTGACCGGGCATGCCGATTTCGTGGGCGCCTTCCAGCAGCCGTGCTCCACGCCGGCCTTGTTGTGCTCGAGGATCTGCCGCGCGAAGTCGTCGCCGATCACGTCGGAGCACCCCGGGCGCAGCACCTTCACCCACTGGCAGCTCGTGTCGATCACGCGCACCTCGGGCTTGGGCGCGGCCGCTGGCGCCTCCTTCTTCGGCGCCCATGCGCAGCCCGAGACGAGCGCCAGTACTGCCACGCTAACCACGCCAGTTATTGAGTTCATCCTGCACCTCCTTGGGGGATTGGGAAGCGGTGGCATCGTCGATCTTCTGGCGTGCCACCACCGCATCGGCAGACGCCTGGGTGGCCGCCGCATTCGCCACGGCCTGGTCGGCCTGCTGCTGCGCGGCCTGCTCCTTCACCTGGGCCACCTGCTGGCCGGCGGTGGCCACCTTCGCGGCCGCGCCCTTCGTCTTGATCCATCCGAACAGCGCGCCGCCGGCCAGGCCCAGCACGCCGATGACGGCCGGCCAGAATTTCGCGAACAGCGAGAGGAGAATTGCGCTCATGTGACACTCCATTTGCCAGTAAGGAAGAGTTCGCGCTCGGCTTCACGCCGGCGCTTCAGGCCGAGGCTCACGGCGCCGCCGGCGCGATTCCACGCGAGGAACTGGTCGGCCGCGCCTCGGCGATCGCCGGCGTTGAGCATGCGCAGCAGCGTCGACGGCGCGCCGCTCTCCAGAACCACGATCCCGTCGCGGCCCTCGTCGGCCGCCCGCGCCGCCCGGCCCGGCCCGACGTTGTTCATGATGCTGGTCAAGGCCGCCTTTTCATGCGGCGCCAGTGCCACCTTGACGGCACGATCCACCAGCGCCGCGGAGGCGATCAGGTTCTCATCGTGGCGCGCGTCGGCCGTGGCCTGCGTCCAGACCGTACCCTGGCGCACGTCGGCGCCCGTCGAGCCCCAGCCGCACGTCCACGGCGCGCCGCTGAGCGCGCGCAGCTCGGCATCGTCCGGGATCGCCATGCCGCCCAGCACGCGGTACCAGATACCGCGCGCCTGCAGCGCCTTTCCAAGCGGCGAAGCCGGATCGGGGTACGCGGTCAGGTAGCAGCTCTCGAAGTGCTGCGACAGCGGGCGGCAAATGGCGAGCCAGTCGACTACCGGCCCGGCCGGCACGGCTTGCTGGATGGGCGTTTCCGGTTGCGATGCTTGCACGGGTACCGCGGGCGGCCAGAAGTCGGGCGACGCCGGCCGAAGGGCCGGCCGAAGGGCCGGCCGGATCGGCTGCACGGCGGCCAGAACCGCCGGCACGCCGGGCGGCACCGGGGGCGGTGCATCAGGGGAAGCGGGCCGCGCCGCCGAGCGCCGGAACAGCGCCAGCACCGCGGCGATCAGGTCACTGATCATGGCGGCTCACCTCCAGCACTCGAGCGATCATCGTGATCACCAGACCGATCACCGGGACGATCGTGGCCGGCGCCTTCGGGAAGTAGGTCATCACCCAAGGCGCCACCGACGGCCAGTTGTCCGACAGGAGGGAGAACAGGTGCGGCATGGCGGCCAGGACCGCGGCGCCGATCGCCAGCAGCCGCATCTCGCTCCACTTCCACGCCTCTTTCCAATCTTCGACGAGACGAATTTTCACTTCGACCACCTCCGGGTATCGTCGCGGCTACCGGCCGCGTTGTTGAGCAGGTAATTGCGGATGTAGCTCACGTCGCTGCTGATATCGCGCAGCTGCTGGTTCGTGTCCGACTTCTGTTGAATCTGCGTCTGCTCGATGCGCGTCATCCGATCATCCTGTGTCTGCGAGTGCGCCTCGATCTTGTCGACGCGCGAGATCACCGCGAAATAGGCCAGCACGATCGAGATGACCCCGCCAAGGATCGCCATCACCAGCGACTGCACGTTGACCGTCATGTCCCAGAGACGCTTTCCGCCTGTGGGCGGAGTGCCCGTGTCGCCTGTCGGGGGAGTGCTCATTCCAATATTCCTCGCTCAATTAACCGATCAGGACTACTACGTATCGAGGCGATGCCGAACCGGATCCAGACGAAAAAATCGACTGGAACGCAATTTGGTCGCCGACATTCACCTTGAACTGCGGGCCTGGCGCGAACGTCACGCCGAACTGCCCGTTCGACATCACGGCGCCAGCGATCGACACACCATTCACGCGGATATTGAACGTGAAGGTTTCGCCCGGGTTGGGTGTCTTGTCGGTAAACACGGTCGCCATCAAAATGACGCCCGGCATGCCGACACACCATCCCTCGTTCGTGAATCCACCCGCGCCGCCGTTCGCACCATAGTCGACGCCGCCACCTTGGGGCTGCGGTACCCGTGCCGTGCCCGCGTAGGGGTAAATCGCGTTGTAGGGGCCATACGACTGGCAGCCGGTCACCCAGCTTCCGAAGCCCGTGTAGTTGGCGATCACAGTCCAGTGCGCGGGATCATCAATCTGGAAGAGCGACATCTTGTTGCCGCTCGAACCATTGACCTCCTGAAAGCATGCGGCCGCTACACCGAAGGGCGCCTCGAACTTGATGTTCGTCAGGTTGTTGTTGAACGAACCATCGAAGACGATCGCGTGCCGGCCCGGGTTCGTGCTTTGGAAAAAGCAGTGCGTGAACTGGTTGTTCACCGAGTTCAGCATGTAGAACGTGTCCTGAAGCGCGTTATCGAACGTGACATCGTTCCACCGGAAATGCGTGTTGTTGCCCTGCAGCAGGACGATATTGATCTTCGCGTTGTAGGGGTGCGAGTCGGAGACGTAGGTGGTTTGTGCGCCATCCACCGCGATCAGGCAGTAGTTCACCACGAAGCCGCCATTCATCTGGAAGCCTTCGATCGACGCGTCGGAATGGAACGCACCGAGCGCGATGCCGGCATTGCCGGCGGTGGTCGAATAGATCCGGATGTTGCGCACGCGCACGTCGTGCGCATACGTGCTCGACGTCGGGTTGCCGTCCATCTTCAACGAGCAATAGCCCGTCGGCACGTTGTTGTAGGTGACGTTCAGCACGTCGAGCGTCTGGCAGAACGTGGTATCGAGCGTGTTTCCGGTCCCCGACGTGCCGTCGAAATTGAGATCGCGGATAGTGCCGTGCGAGTCGAAGCAATACTCGGCCATCGACGGGAAGCCGATCGCACCGCCCTTCTGAACGAACGTGCTGTTCGGGCCCGTGCCGTAGAGGCAGAAGCCGACGATCTGCGGGATCGTCAGGCCCGTGTGGCAGAACTTGCCCTCTGGAACCACCCACTTCCCGAGCCCGCAATTGAGACAGGCCTGGATGGCGGCGGTGTCGTCGGTCACGCCGTCGCCCGTCGCGCCGAATTGCTTGATCGACACCGTGTCGATCAGCTGCAACTTCCAGCGCATCTCGTCGGCGGCCACGATGACCGTGCCGCCGTTGTCTTCGCTGGTGATGTCGCTAGGGTCCGCCTGGTAATCGCCGCCTCCGCCATCATGCGGCTGGCGATAGCCGGTCACGAACGCGCGCGAGTAGACGGCGCTCGACAGCGAGCGCAGCTCCGAGATGGAGTCGCAGATACGCCCGACCTTGCTCTTGAACTGGTCCGCAAGCGTGTCGTCGCCGAAGGCCACGGCCGTCGCATCCAGGCCGCAATACGTCAGCACGTCATAGACGAGATTGCCCGACTGGTCCGTGACGATCTGACGATAGGCACCCGGCGTGCCGAAGATAATGGCCTCGCCCCGGTCATCGAGCGTGATCGGATTCTGGTTGAGGATCGTCTGCGCGGCATCCTGCCAGGTGTTCTTAGGCGTGGACGTGCCGGGAACCGCAAACAGCACCTGGCCGCCGACCAGCGGAAAGCCGTTTGCGTCGCTCCACTGAGCCTTGCCGAGAGGTATGAGAGGTGCGCCCATGCTTAACCAAGCCCCCATGCGTTGGAAAGGCCGTTCGTCGTGCCCTGCGCGACCGCCGGCGTTGTGCTGTACATGCCGGCGCTGCCCTGGCCCGCGAGCAGCTGGCTCAGGAGCGCGCTAGAGCCGATGCTCGAGGCGGCGCCGCTCAGCGCGTTGCCTGTCGCGATGCTCGATGCCGCCGAGGCGTTGCCGGCGCCGATCGTGTTCGCCGCGATCGAATTGCCGGTGTTGATGGCGTTGTTGCCGGCGCCCGCGGCCGCGTTGCCGCCGATCTGCACGGCGCCGGACAGCGCCGAGGCCTTGCCCGAGGCGACGTTGTAGTTCGTCTGATAGGCCCCGAGGGCCTGGTCGTAGTAGTTCTGGTAATACTGGTTGGCAAGACCCGTCTCGTAGTTCTCCGCGCCCTTGATCTGGGCGCCGCTATACCCGAGTCCGCGCGCCGCCATCTGGTTCTGAACGGACTTGAGGCCCTGCGTGCTCGCGAACTGGAAGCCAGGATTGCTCGACAAGTCGTTGCCGTTGAACGAGAACGGCGCAATGCTCGACAGGCCCGTGAGCGCCTGCTGATAGGCCGGCATCTCGTCGGTGCCCAGCTTCATGTACGGCGCGAGATCCTGCTGCGACGTGTTGAACATCTGCAGCTGGGTCGCGTTGGCGCTGTTCGCTGCGTTCTCTTGAGCGCTTGCGGCATCCGATCCCGCGGAGGATGTCGCCACCGCGCCCGCGACGCCTGCCCCGGCAATTGCAGCAGCTACGCACATGTCTCACCTCCAGGAAGATCTTTGAGCTTGAACTCCATCACCACGTCATCTGCGATGTATCCGCGGCGCTGGAGAATGTCGTGCAACTTTCCTGTCCGCGTCACCGGCCAGCCGATGATGCTGACGCCGCGATCACGCAACGTTTCCTCGATCTTCGACATGAGGCGAGGCATGGATTGGCGATGGTCCGGCTGCACATAAAACGTATCGACGTTCCCGCACAACTCGGTTTTCAGGTGCAGGCTCCTGTAGAGGATCAGCAGTGCGTAACCGCGCAGAGCGCGATCACCATCGCGCAATGTCATTGCGATCAGGGATTGGTGGTCGGCCAAATACAGGTACTGGTCGATGTCTGGATCGATCGCGAGACCACGCTGCCCGTGATACGCACACGTGTCTTTCTTGATCTCCGAGCACTCGTCCCAGCTTTGTTGCCCGAGCGGGATAATCTCGGTAGCAAGTTCGCGCGTGAATGGCTCAATGGCGATCTTCATTGAAAAATCTCCCCCACCAATGCGCCCGCGACACCTGCTACTCCTACTGCTTTGGCAACCATATGAACTCCTAATTAAATCGACCGAACACTGCTACGGACAGCGATCTGTCAGCGTTTGATGACGTTGAAAAGTGCGCTGCCGCCTTGGCCGCCGATGGCCGCGGCGAGCCCCTTGGGTGAGCGCGGGACAAGTTCACCCTTGAGCGCCGAGCGGAGCCCCGAGCTCTTGTCGACACCGCGCGCCATGTCGATCACTCGTTGCAGGTTGGATACCGGCGTGCCGTTGTTCAGTGCCGCGATATGCTCGGCCGTCGGGTTCAGGAAAATGTCGGTCAGTCGCCCGATGCGCGCGTCGTAGGCATCCGATGCTCGCTCGAAGGCGCGGCGCGCAAAGGCGCGTTCCAGGCCGCCGCCAGCGCTCGCACCGACGAGTGGCCCGAGGGCTGTTCCCACGCCGGGCGCAACCAGGTTTCCAAGGGCCCATCCGGCCGCGCCGCCGAGCCCCCAGCCAGTGGCGCGCGACAGCGCCCCCGACACTGCTCCGGCTTCCGGATCGGGGCGGTTCATGCCCATTTCCTTCTTGATCTTCGTGTTCTGCGACGTCGGCGAACCGCCTTTCGCGTTCGGCGCCGTGATCTTCTCGTCGCGCAGCGAGTCGCGCACCGCGCGCAGCTGCTCGAGCGTGTCGTCGTCGACGTAGCGCGCCGCCTCGATCGACCCGGATTCGCCCTTCCGGGCAGCCTCGATCTGCTTAACCTTCCGCTCGATCGAATTGAGGTTGAGGCGCCCCATGCTGTCGGTGATGTCGTGCTGCAACCACTGGTCGGCCATGAGCTTCTGCTGGCCGGCCTGCGCGGTCTCTTTCGAAGCGAGGTAGTCGGGCGCGCGCGAGCCGAGCCACTGCTCGAGCTGGTCGCGGGACGACTGGAGCGCAGCGTTCTGGTTCGCCGTCGCGCCACTGGTGCCCTTCGCGAGCTCGTCGTCAAGCGCACGCTGGACGAACTGGATCTGCTCGGGCGTGAAGGCCGAGATATCCGGGCCGGCCGCGGCGGTGCGCAGGCCATCGCGCAGCGCGTACAGCTGGCTCATCTGCGCGTCCGTGAGATTCTTGGCCGCGTTCAGGCCCGGCGTCGCACGCAGTTGCTCGGTCTTCTTGACCGCGCTGTCGATTTTCGGGAGCGTGACATTGCCGTTTGCGTCGGTGACGTTGAGGCCTTGGAGGTATTCTTGTGCCTCGATCGGCTGCGTCTGCTCCGCATACGACGCGCGCGCGCCCGCATACTCGGGCGACTGATTGTCGAGCCAGCCCAGGAACTGACTCTGCGTGTTGGTGATAGCTCGCCGCTCCGACGCACCCAGGTTGTTGTCCCGCGCCAGCTGAATCTCATCGTCCAGGCCCTGCTTGATGTAGTGGGCCGCATTGCCCGACAGCGACGTCGGCTCGCCGTCTTCGTTGCGGATGAAGATCGGGCCCGCATCTTCCTCATCGGAAAGGTTCTGCGCACGCTTGAGCACCCGCTGCATGCTGGGGCGCTGCATCAGCATCGCAAGATCACCATCGAACGGGAGCTCCTGCGCGCCGGCGGCCTGATAGCGGTCGAATACGTCGCTGTTGCGGACATCCTTCGCCGCCTGAACCGATTCCGGCGTGCCGGCCAGGTCGTTGAACATCTGGTTGTGCTGCGCTTGGAGGGCGTCGCGCTGCGCCTGGAACGGATTGCCGGCGCCGGACTCGTTGGCGAGCAGTTCCGCGCGCTTCATGACGGGCGCCATGGACGGCCGCTGCAGGATGCCGGCGAGCTCGGGATCGGGCGTCAGCTGGTCGATCCCGGAGCCGGCATACTGCGCATCAGCGGTGGTGCGCGCCGCCGCCGCCGCGGTGGCCGCATCGGCCGGCGTGCCGACAGCGGTATCGAACGCCTGCTGCCGCGCGGCCGCGTTCGTGGCGCCGCGTTCGGCAAACGCCTGGGGATTCGTTTCGGCGAGGTTGCGCTGGATCGCGCCGAGGTTGGCGTTCTGCGTGAGATCCGCGAGCGTCGGCTGCACGCCCGGTACCGGCGCTTGCGGCTGCGCCGCGATGGGATCGCCACCGAGCGCGCCCCGGATCTGCGCGAGCAACGGCGAATCGGGATTCGCCTTCGCAGCACGCCAGTTGAGCAGTCCAGCGCCAACGTTTAGTGCGCCATGGACAACACCCGCGCTGGCAGCACCGAGACCCGCCTGAACGCCCTTTTGTGCCCAGTAGTTGTCAGCCGCGTTGCTCGCCACAGGCTGAATCAAACCCGCTAGACCGCCGCCTGCGATCGCCTTAAGTGCCGTGCCCCCGGGAAGTGCCATGGTCGGAATGGCTTGGCCGACAAAATCACCAGCCGCGCCCACCAAACCGGGTGCGTTCGGGTTCGGCGCAGACGAGCTTGCGGCAAACCGATCTGCCGAACCGGACCATTGGTTAACGACCCGAGAAAGAGCGCTATCAGGGGAAGAAAACGTATCCGTGAGCGTCTTCGCCGAATGCGCGAGAAATTGATTTCCGCCAGCGATCAACTTCTGCACGCCGTCGGTCATCCCCTCCGAAAACGGATCTTGAGCAAGCGTGTCTCGAATTGCCTGCTGCGCCTTCTGCTGCTGGGTCGGCTGGGCGGGGGCGGCCGGAGCGGGGGCAGCGGCCACCGTTGGCGTCGTCTGGCTCGCAGCGGTGGCCGCCGGCGCAGACGGCTTGCCGTCCGGGCCATATCCGAATTTCGCGAGCACGTCAGCGGCACCGCCCTGGCCCGGCGTCGAGCCTTGCGTGGCGGCAGCTTGGGGCGCGGATGCAGCGTTCTGCGGCCCGGCGGCCGGCGTGGCCGGCTGGCCGTCGGCGCCGTAGCCGAACTGCGCCAGGAGCGCGGCCGCGCCACCCTGCGCGCCGGCCGGGGCGGCCGGGCCACCGCTCTGCGACGCGCCGCCGGCGCTGCCGCCATATCCGGACGTGTCGACGCCTGCTGCGGCCGGCGCGGCCGAAGGTGAGCCAATACGGGAGAGCACCTGCTGCGCATAGGGCGAGCTGCCCTGCTGCGCGCTCGGCGAGGCCGCGCCATCCTTGTACGCCGACAAGGCGCGCGCGGGGTCGCCGAACTTGCTGAGCTGCTGGTTCAGGTACCACGAACCGACGTCGATCCCGACGGCCGGGTCGAGCAGGTCGGACATCTTGTAGCTGGTGCCGTTCGCCTGGTTGTAGTCCGACAGCGCCGGGCCGCGCACCTGCATCGCGCCGGCCGCGCCCTGGCCGCCGCCCGACTTGTTCCACGCCTTCGGATTGCCGCTCGACTCCTGCTGCACAACGGCATTCACGAACGACGGATCGAGGTTGTATTTGCTGGCTGCCGCCGAGACGAAGCCAGACAGGTCCGGAAGGTTCGGCATCACTGGCCCCCGCTACGCGACTGATAGTCGGCCAGGCCGGTCGCGAACTGCGTGCGCTGCTGCGGCGTCAGCGCCTTGAGGTAGGCTCCCTGCTGCTGCGGCGTCATCGAGCCGAACTGGTAGACGGCGATCCCATGCGTCTTCTGGAAGCCCGGGAGCCAGCTCTGGTACTTGTCGGGCGTCAGTCCGGACGCCTGGAACGCATCCCGCGTGTCCTGCGTCTGCTGCTCGAGCGCCTGCAGCCGGTCGACGAGCGCCAGATTCGTGTTCTTCGAATACGCCGGGTTCGGGTTGCTCGCGATCGCTGCGTTCAAGCGCGAATCGGTACCGGTGCCGCCGAGCGACATCTGGTTTGCGTACTGCTGCATCAGCTTGTACGCCTCCTCGCTGTTCTGCACCTTCGCGGCGTCCGACTGCGACATGCCGTGCGAGACCAGCCAGGATTGGATCTGCGTGAGACCCGCGCCGCCCGGGCCGAGGTTTGCGCCCGACTCGATCGCCTGGCGCACGCCGGCCAGCGTCTGGAGATTGGTCTGCGAGTTGTTCCCCGCGGTCACGGCGTTCGTATATGCCTGCGCCGACTGCGTAGCGCCGGCCTGCTGGCCGATCGTCGTCGCCGGCGCGTTCGTGGCCGTCATGGGCTGGGGCGGCCGCCCCGTGTACCCCGCACCTCCCTGCGCCGTCGGCGCGCCCGAGGCCGCGCGCACCGCCCCGGCCGGCATGTAGACCGTGCGGCCGTCGGGCTGCTGGACAGGCACCAGCGCGCCCTGCTCGCCAGGCGTCAACTGATTCGGAATCGGCTGGGCGCCAGCGATCGGCTGGCCGGCCGTCGGCGAATTGCCGTTCATGTTGACCGGGATATTCGCCTGGCCGTTGTTCACGTATCCGAGGTTCACGCCATAGGCGTGCAGCTGCTCCAATCCGCTCATCGAGCGGCGCTGCATGTCGGCGGCAAACGCAGGCATCTGCGACGGATCGGTCGGGATCGCGGCCTTGATTTGCGCCTCCATCATCGGATGGATCAGACCGGCATCCTTCGCGAACTGGAAGGTCTGCCGCGCTTGGTCGGGCGTCTGCTGGCCGAGCGACGACGCCAGGCCGTACAGGTAGTTTGCCTTCTGGACGGCCGTCGACCACGTGTTCTGGTCGAGTGTCTGCGCACCCTGCGCGGCCGCATTGGCGCCCTGCATCGTCTCGGCTGTGGTCCAGGCCGTTCGCGGATCCTGCGAGACGATCGCAGCGAGCTTGCTGCGGTCGACTTGTCCGGTTTGAGGATCGGTGGCCTGCTGATAGGCCTGGGCGAGCCCCTGGCGCGCCTGTAGCTGCTGCTGGGCGGTCTGGGTCTGCGTGATCTGCCCGGCCAGGCCCACGGCATTGCTCGTGCCCTGGACAGGATTCGGCTGCTGAAGAGCCTGATAGATGGAAGTATCGACGCCGGCCATGGGGAAGCCCCGTTCATGGCTGGCGAGGCCGATGCGCCTTACTTCCCCGGGAGAGCGCCCGGTGCGCTGTTAGTTGGCAATTCTAAGCGATTTTCGAAGCGGCATTGCCGATCCGCTTACACCAGGCGCGCCCTACCCGCAACATCTCCATGCCCGTGAAAGCGGATCGCATGGGAATTTCAATTCTTCGAATCGCCCTTCGACTTGTCGCTCGGCACCGGCGGCAGCTTCGCGCCCTTGCCGCCGCCCTTCGAATGCGCCGAGCCGAAGCCGGCGCCCAGCTGGTTCGCAGCGCGATCCTGCTCGCGCCGGTTCTGCTCCACGTGGTCTTTCGGATGGTCTTTCATCATCATGTGCTCCTGGTGGTTACGACGAGATCACGCCGGCCAGGCGAAGCGCGGCCAGCAGATTGTTGAAGTCGGCTTGCGTGGGCGCCGCCGTCAGGTTGGCGATCGCCGGCTGGATCAGGACCGTCCCGCGCGTGCTACCGGCAGAGACGCCCGGAATCGCATGAACGTGGTCCGCGCGCGCATAAGCGGTCGAGGTACCCACCGCGGCGACCGACGCGAGCGCGGCCGGCGCCGTGGTGCTGGGTTGCGCGCCCGCGCTGTTCACGAAATCGGCGATTTCGTCGAGCTCGACGGGCGAGCCGCCCTCACTGAGATACACCCGTTCCTTGCCTGTCAGCATATGGCCTCCGCCTATTTGCGTTTCACTGGCGCGCGCCCCTTCGGCGCGCAATTCACGACACGATCAAGCCGCGTCGCCTGTTCCTTCGCCGAGCGCTGGGCGGCCGACAGCCGCTTGCGATCAGCCATGATTTCCTGCGCCTGGGCCAGCGTGTCGGCGTCCGAACGCGCGCGCCAGCGCGCCTCATCAGCACTGACCGTTGGCGCCGGCGATGCGCGTTTCGTTGCCATAGGGCCTCCGTTAGACGCTGGTGACGCCCGATACCGTCAGCGTCACGCCGGCACCGGAGGCTTCGATCGACATCCCCGCCTGGATTTTCTGGTTGATGAGGTCGATCAGGGTTTCGGACTCGCCAGGCGCGACCATCACGCGCGCCACGTGGTTCGCATCGCCGGCCGCGCCACTGGCCGGAACGAGGAACACGTCGACGGCCACGGGGGCCGCCGCGCCTGCTGGATTCCATGCGGATGCGGCATGGATGGCGCCGGTCGTGTTGCCGGGCATCGGGCCGTACACCTGCGCGGCCGCGCCCGTCAAAACCGCTTGGCAGAACTGAACATATTTCGTGGACATTTTTCACCAGGCCGGGACGTGACGAACCGTCCCATTATCGTTGATCGGAATCCACTTCGTCGGATTCCCGGCCAGGGGCGCGTTCGTCAGTGTCGCCGCCTGCGATGCTGCGCCGTCGAGAAGCGACGACGCGACTTTCAGCTGCCCATTCTTCGCCCGCACGCTCGCCGGCGGGGCGGCCGGCTCGGTATGCTGCTCGGCCAGCGTCTGGCGCGCGACGGGCGCGTGATCGACGACGGCCACCTGCGGCAGACGCGCCACCACCTCACTCGGCACCTGCTGCGCGCGCGCGGGCGCCGGCACGAATCCCAGCTCACGACGCTCCAGCTCCACCACCCGCCCGATCAGCGCGGCGAGGAGGGTGAGCGACGGGGCGGCCGCCGCGGTGGTGTCCTCGATGTCGTCGACGCGCTGGATCAGCTGTGTGAGGTCGATCCCCTGGCCGCCTCCACCGCGCCGTTGCAGCTTGAGCAGGAAGCGCCACCACACCTCCGTGACCGTGCGCCCGTCCCCGTTGAGGAAAGGCGTCCCGTAGGGCGGCATCGGCGCGGCAAGGTCATCGGCCATGGTTCACTCGTTGACGGGCTGAGCGTTGAGGAATGCCCCGTTGAGGGCAGTTTTGATCGGCGCCGACCAGAACAGCTCGAACACGCGATCGCGCGCCATCCCGAGCCGCTGGAACTGCACCGAGCGCAGGTAGTCGCCGAGCGGCCCGAGGTCGGATGCAATCGGGTTGCTCCACGTCTTCCCCTTCGTGTCGCTCCATCGCAGATAGACGGCCGTGTCGCCCTGAGCATAGGTCGACTGCTCGGCCCCCACCTCGAAGTCGGCGATCAGCTCGCGATAGAGCACCCGGTTTCCGACGTCGACCGAGTGCGGGAAGCCGCGCCGCCGCACGATCGGCGAGCCGTTGTCGGTCAGCGCGTCGCGATCGAGCAGATAGAGCTTGCCGTTCGCGTAGTCGCCGCCCACGTGCATCCCGTTCCAGAACGCGGCGGCCGCCACGCGGTGGCGATTCTCGCCGCCGTTCGCGTCCGTGTAGATCCATTCCGTCCATTGCTCGCTCGACAGGTCGTAGGCCCAGGTCTTGTTTGCCGTCGGGAACGACAGCACGTAGAACATGTGTCCCGACACCTGGAACGTATACGAGGTCGCGTCGGCGATCGTCGGGTAGGACTGCAGCTCGGAATCGAGCGCGAATGTCGAAATCTTCTTCGCCTCGAGCGCGACGGTGCGCATGATGATGGCGTGGCCCTGCGGATCGCGCGCGAGGAAGAACACGGACCCGTCCATCTGCTGGAGCGAGCCGACCGCGGCGCACCCGTGCTGGATGAACACCCCATCCATGCGTGAGAACGTGAAATCGGACGCGCCTGTGTTGGTCCACAGCTCGGCGGTCTGCGCGCCGAACAGCCAGATATTCCGGTTCGCGACGATCGAGCCCACCAGCGAGTCGGAATAGCCGTTCTTCGCGGCGAAGTCGAGCGAATCGAACGAAACCTGCTGGTACAGGCTGATATAGAACTGCGCGGTGCCAGGCCGGTTCAGGATGAAATACCCGTCCACCACGTCGACGCGGCTGGCGCCGTAGAACGCGGGATCCGACACCTGCGCGAAGGCCAGCGACGCCAGGTCGACGGTGTAGCCGTTGCCGGTGCCGTCGACGAGCAGCAGCGTCACGCTGTTGTCGTTCATCGCGACGGGGCCGCTCGAGGTCAGGATCGTGCCCAGCTTCTTCGGGGCGATCACGCCGTTGGCATCGAAAGCGATGTTGTAGAGGGCGTTCCCGCACACCCCGAAGAGCCGGCCGTTCGACGAGGTGAATTGCCCGCGCCAGCCCTGCTCAGGCACTTGGGCGAGCAGCGTGAGGCCCGGCATGAGGTGGTGCGTGGTCGGGAACGGCGAATCCTTCGGATTGGCCTCCATGTAGAGGTTCACGCACCGCTGCGCGGATGCGATGAGGCTCGGTGCCTGGTACGAGCCGACGAGCAGCGGAACGCGGGAGCGGGCCATCAGAAGCCACCGCCGCCGTATGGGTTGTAGATGTTCGGCACGCCGCCAATGCCGCCGCCGATATCCAGGCGCGGGATCTCGGCATTGGTGCCGCGCAGCCGGTTCAAGAGCTTCTTTGCGGTGGCGATCACTACCTGGTCGGGCGGCAGCCCGTACATCGGATAGAGCAGGACGGTCAGGTTGTACTCGATCGTGCGCTGGTAGATCGGCGGCATGTTGAAGGCCTCCGCCGGGTTCGTGAAGGTCTGCAGCTGCTGCATCAGCGTGAGGTGCAGCTCGAACGAGTTGTTCGGGATCGGCCAGATGAAGACGTTGCCGGTCGGAAAGCCGCGATCGTAGTAGATCAGCTGCGGCCAGGACGACAGATTCTTGAGGCGGATGCGGTCGTAGTCCTCGCGCGCGAACAGCGGGTCGAGGGGGTAGTCGATCGCCGACTGCGCGCCCGTCGCCAGCTGGCGGGCGAACGCCTGCTCGATGCGCTCCGGTCGCGCGATGTTGAAGTCGCAGCCCGGCCCGATGGTGTACGACTGCTTGCCCGTCGACATCGCGACGACATCGACGGTCTGATATACCAGGTAGCGATCGGTCTGCCATTCGGCGAGCATCGACACCATCTCGTCGAATGCGTCGTTCACGTCCTCGGGGCTGGCCGTCTGGCCGACACCCAGCACGTTCGCCCGCTTCAGCGCACGCGTGATGAGCTTCTTCGGCGTCGTCTGGGTGGTCGGCACGTCAGCTCCCCTGGTTGCCGGCACCGGCCCCGGACGCCGCGGCCTCGGCGGCAGCGCGCGCCGCCCGCTCGGCATTCGACGGCCGGCCCGGTCGCCCAGGCTGACGGGCCTTGCGGATCACGGTGCCCTGAGCAGTCGTGCCCGGTGCCGTGGCGACTTCCTCGCCGCTGTCGCGCGCGTCTTCGGGCGCGCCACCTTCCGGGCCGCCACCCTCCGGCCCGCGAGGGTCGCCGTTCTCGTCGATCTCGCCGAGCGCTGCGGCTTCCTCGAGCTCGTTCTCGACCGTCACGCCGCGGCCGTCCGGCAGCGTCACGTACTTGGGGTACTCGGAATAGGTGTACGGCGAGACATAGTTGCGCGGATCCCGCTTGTAGTGCGGATTGCGCTCGTCCAAATTGCTCATGGTTTTCCCGGAAAGATGAAGTCGGAGCGCGCCGCGAAGCGCGCCCCGAGCGGGTTACGACACTTGGATCGGCGCGAACACGCTGCAGCACCATTCCGGCCGCACCATCGTCTGGCCGAAGATGCAGTCCATCCGCGAGATTTCCTGGTAATTCACGATGTCGAAGCCCTTCACGTAGGCGATCGACATGCCCTTGTACGTGGAGTGCGCCGACTCGATCACGCCGGTTTTCGGCAGGAGGATGTCGGCCGAGGCGACGGTCATTGCCGACTCGTGGAACACCAGGTTCTTGCGGAAGGTTCCGCCGGCCGGGAGGAACGGCGTGATCGGCGCGTTGTTGGCCGGCGAAGCCGTGACGGTGCCGTACTGCACGTTGCCCGGCGTGATCGCGGGATAGATCGACAGCGACGTGGCGCCGTTGGCCGCCGGCGCGGTGAGCACGAATTGCTGCAGCTCGCCCGTCGATTGCTTCGTCACGCGGTTAAGCGCATACACTCCAGGAATCGAGATGATGTCGCCCGCGTTGAGCGTGCCCGACAGGGCGTTGATGAGGAGCGTATTGCCCGTCTGGCCCGCGCCGTTGACAGTGGCGGTGGTCGCCGTGCCGGCCGTATGCGTGATGATCGTCTGGTCTTCATAGAAGTCCAGGCCCAACGTGTCTTTCGACAGCATGCCGGTGCGGTACTGCTCGCTCAGCTTGATCTGCGGATTGAACAGGCCTGCCAGCGACGCAACCGCGGTCGCCTGCGTCATCGGATCCAGCACGGCATACCGATCGCCCTTCGGCGCGCTGTTGGTCGTCAGCTTCGCGCCGGCGAGGAGGAACGTCTGCGCGTCCGGCTTGATGATGTTGCCGTTCGAATCGAAATTCGCCACGGCGGCCGAGGCCATCTCCGACACGCCGATCACGGTGGTGGCCACCGCGCCGGCCAGGTTGTTCATCGCCGACTTGAGGATCCGCTCGCTGAAGTCGTCCAGCTTCAGGGTGAGATCAGCCTGCGTGAACGACACCGGCACGTTCTTCTGGTTGGAGAGCGTCAGCGTGGTTTGCGCTTCGTTCGTCGCCTGCGGAACGATGGTCGCGCCGTCGCCGACCACATAATCCACCGGATAGCGGATGCGCACGGTGTCGCCGATCTTCGCGCCGGTCCCGTTGAATTGATCGTCGTACTGCTTGTTGATGATGCCCAGCAGCGCATTGCTGTTCACGAATCGGTGAACGGCCTCGCGCGTGATCTTGCTGATTGTGAGAAGTTGGTTCGCTGCCACGGCTTATCCCTCATGGATCGATTGACGTTTGCCAGGCGGAAATCGCCTGACAGCTACGGCCGGGTAGCCGTCAATCGCCCCATGCGGGACTCACCCCGATACTTCACACGCAAGACTGTGCGCGAGCAGCTTTACTGCGCCCGGGCTTGTGGCCCGGTAGGTTGACCACCGATTACGGGTCGGTGTCGCCCGTCCTGCTCAGCGTGCCGCGCGCCGTTGCCGGTCCCGCGCCGCATGCCATTGCTCGTCCGACAGGTTGTCGTCGAGATCCACGTCACCACCACCACCGCCGCCGCCCGACGAACGCCCCGAGGGCGGCTCGATCGGCGGCGGCAACCGATTCCCCGCTTCATCGACAGCCATCGGCCGCATCGCGCCGGACAGCCGCGCGAGCTCGACGCCGAGCAGAATCGGGTCCATCGACGTCAGACGCGATGCCAGCTCGAGGTCGTTCCCGAGGCTGTACAGCACCCGGTGCGGGTTCTCCAGGCGGTTGATCGCCTGGAACATCGGCGCTGGGATGCCGCCGATCGCTCCGAACTGCTGCACCACCTGGTCGAAGTCCTGGAACTCCTTCCGACCCGCCTGCTCCGTTTTCTGGATGGAGGCCAGATATTCACGCTCCGCGATGCGCCGTGCTGCAATGCGCTCCGCCATTTCCTCGACCGCCTGCTGCGAAGGGGCAGCGCCGCCGGCTCGACCACCGCCCTCCCCGTTACCACCACCATCACCGCCATCACCACCGCCGCCAGCGCCGATTTGCTGCAGGAGGCGGGCATTCTCGGCCGCCAGACGCTCGGCATTCTGCTCGGCCTCCCGGCGTTGCCGGGTCAATTCGCCGATCCGCGTCATCGCCCACTTGGGAGGGGGCTCGCCGCGCCGGCTTCCGTCCGTGCCCTGCGGACCATCCTGATTCTCGGGCTGCTGCACCGCGTTATCGGACGCGTCGCCGTTTTCCTGCTTGGGGTCCATGATCGCCTTGGGTCATGTTTGGGAACTCCGCTCATCGCGGATGACGAAATTATAGTCAGAAGTCCGAAGTAATTTCAAAACAGCACAATCACCCCTGTCCGCCGGCTGGAAATCCCGGCTGGCTTGGCTGAGCGGCGGCCGGCAGCCAGCTCGGCAGTTGGCTCGCCTCGTTCATCGGGTCGCCTGCGGCATGTTCGACGCCCGGCAGCGGATCCCGCAAAGCGTCCGCGACGGTCTCGGCCGACACCTCGGGGCTGATAATCCCCAGCGCCTTCAGCCGCTCCGTGACGGCCTTGTAGGCGTTCACGGCCTTCTGGTGGTCCTCGTCGGTGCGCAGCGCCAGGTGGTTCAGGTAATCGATATCGTTGCGCTGCTGCTGGAGGCGATGCGTTTCCCCCTTGTCGGTGAGCGCCTGCTGGGCGGCCTGCAATTGCTGGCTCAGCTGCTGAACCTGCTGCTGCAGCTGCTGAACCTGCGGCGACGGTGCCTCGCCGAGCACAGCCGGATTCGACACGCGGATCCAGTTCTCCAGGCGCTCCGCGAGCTCGTCGGCCATCGGGAAATCCGCCGCGCGCAGGAACAGGTCGCCGGCCACGGACACCAGCTCGGCATTCTGGGACATGATTTCCTTGAACGCGTTGAACGCCTCGGCGCGCCGCGTCTGGAAATTCGGCCCGACATCCGCCACCACGTCGAACGTGCCGACACTTGGGTTGAAAATGCTCACGTCCCCGCGCTTCGAAATGCCCAGCGGCGATGTCGGCGCGATCTCCAGCGTCGTCTCCTTCTGGTCCTCGCCCTGCGTGCGGATGACGCGTTCCGTCGACATGACTTTCGGAATCAGGTCGATGAGGATCTTGCCCGTGAAGCGGATAGCCTTCGCCTGGCCGTCGATGAAATGGTAGGTGGCCCGCTCGCCCTGGCGCGCGCGCCGATCGATCGCTACGCCGGTGGTTTCGTTCGACGGCGCGCCCATCAAGGCATCGTATTGCCCACTCGCCATCTTCATCTGCTCCGCGGCCGCCTCCATGCCCGCCTCGTAGGCCGGCGAGATCGTCGGAGGCTGGGCACGCACCGGCGGCTGCAGCGGCTGCCCGGCGTCGTCATAGGCGTTGTATGGCAGCCAGGCGTGATTGATATGGTTCGCGGTCTTGTAGTAGTTCTCGTAGCCGGCGATCGCCTGCGGGGACGCGATCCAGGGCGTCTTTCCCTGAGCCTGGACGAACTCCGACTGCGAGCTCGCGTTGAAGTTGTACATCTTCTGCGGGTCGATCAGGTAGCGCACCAGCCCCTTGCGCTCGAGCTTCCCGTCCAACACGAACTCCTCGCCAATGCAGCGCACCAACGGGATGTACTTGCCGGCCCACCGGCGGCGCTCGATCACCTGCTCGCCGGCGATCAGATACCACCACACCTGACGGTCCTTGATGCGGCGCTTGTGCAGCTCGACGCCGCTTTCCTCGGCCTTGCGCACCAGCTCACGCAGCTGCTTGTCCATCTGCGACCACCGTACCGTGCGCACCTCGGCGCCGGCGCGGAACGCGTACATCCAATCCTTGCTCTCGACGACTTCGAAATATTCGAGGATCCGCGTGTAGCCCATGCGGCCCGTGACGCTCGGATCGGTCTCGATCGTCGTAGTCACGCCGAGCCCTTCCCGGCCGTATTTCTCCAGATACTCCTCATCGGGGATGTCGCTGAACAGGAACGCGAACATCGAGTCGGAGCCGTCCTGCTCCTTGATGTCGGGATCCATGTAGACCGAGAACGGGTCATCCACCTGGCGGATGAATATCTGCTGGTCGAAAGCGTTGTCGTCGATATAGTCGGTCTGGATCCGCCAGAATCCAATGCCGCCGCCCACCTGGAACTCCAGCGCGCGATCGTAGGCCGTCTGGGCATTGCTCAGGTATTCGATATGACGAATCACGGATTCAAACGCCTGCGCCGACTCGTAGGTTGCCCCGTTCGATACCGGATGCACCTTCACCGAGGGTTTCTGCGCCTTCCCGTCATTGACGACGGACAGCCAGTGCACGTGGGTCTTATTGATCGTGAGGCACGGTTTCTTGTCCGACTGACGGGCCGTCCGGATCAGATCGTCCCACTGGAAACCGTTGTCCGAATCGCCGACGAGAAACTGCATGTCGCGCAGCCCAAGGTCGTGCGATTCGCCCTCCCAATCGCGGCAGCGCTTCCAGCGCCGCTTGACGCGCGCGAGCACGGCAGCATTGCTGGTGCCGCGCTCGTCATCCAACGAGTGATCATCGCCGTCCATCGGAGAAATCCCAATCCGTGGCTGGCGAGGCCGACACGCCGACTACCCCGGGAAGGCGCCCGGTGCGCTTTGATCCTCACGACTGGCGGCCGATGGATGGATTCGAACCACCGCGCCGTAGGCTGATCGGCCAGAGCTGGGCTTTGCTGGGCTATCTTCTCCCACCCCCGGGCTGCACCATCGTCCCGGACACCGACCGGCCGCCATGCGTGAGGAGCCGGCAGCGGGCCTCGAACCCGCGCCTGCCCACGCCCGGGCGCGACGATCCCGGTCAGCAATTACGTGGGCCGCTCTGCCAACTGAGCTATGCCAGCAAAACATCTGCACTGCGAACGAATTCTAGCCTATCCAGCCATCCACCCATCCGAGTGACCGGCCAGCGCCGGCGGCTGGGCCGGCTGCTGCTCCTCCTTCTTCTTCGGCGCCACCAAGGACGGGAACAGCTCGGCCAGCGCCCAGAACAGCGCATCGGCCCGGTTCGGGGACCGCTCGCCGGTGTAGCCGTTCGTCGAGAACGCGTAGATCTCCTCCTCCAGCTCGGGGAAATGCCCGACGTGGCGCACGCGGCCGAGCTCGTAGAGCGCGCTGAACGGCTCGGCTCGCACCACCTTGCCGCGGCTAGCCCGCACCTGCTTGTACAGCGGCCGGCGGTCGAGATGCTGCGCCGCGGTGCGGATGACGAATCCCACCATGGCGCCACCGAAATTCACCTCGCCGACAATAGCATCGCCCTCCAGCCGTTCCCACACCGTGACCGCGACATTGCCCCAGACGCGCGGGCCGGCCAGCACGGTCGCATCCTCGAGCACGTAGGCATTCCCATCCGTGCCCAGCCCCACCGCGACGATGCCGATCGGATCGTTCCCTTCGTTGTTCTGCTCGTCGGCGCCGGACGGGTCCACGGCGATAATGATGCGCTGCATGTCCGGCAGCTCGTCGCCGTCCAGCACGCGCCATTTCTCGACGTCCGTATCCACGAACAGCGCATTCGGGTTCGCCTCGGCGAAATCCCCGTCGTAGAACCGCTTGCGCATGCGCGCCGCCATGTTGCGCAGATTCTCGATATAGCCGGCGGCCAGATTCTCCGAATTGCTCTCCGGGTTCATCTGGATCCGCACGTAGTCGTCCGGCTTCGCCAGCGGCTTGTTGTCGTCCGGATTCACCTTCTGCACAAACAGCTTGTAGGTCCAATGCGCCTTGCTGGGCGGGTTGCAGTCGTAGTAGTAGCGCATCGGCAGCAGGAACGGCGCGCGGCCCTCCAACTGCACATAGACCTTCTGCGCCAGGCGCGTGAGCACCAGCTGCTGCGCCGAGTAAGAGATTTCGCTGCACTCGTTCAGGTAGACGGTTGCGTACTCCTTCCCGAGAATCTTCTCCAGGCGCTTGCCGTCATCCAAGCCGGCGATCCAGATTTCCGAACCGTTCGGCAGCGTGAAATACCAATCGGACCTGTCGAGGTGCAGCTCCACGTCCGGAAAGCATAGCTTCGCCATCTTCGGGAACGTGTCGAGCGCGATCGCAGTCTTGGCCGCATTGAAGCGGAAGCGGGCGATCAGGTGCCGGCTGCCGGGCGCCATCACGGCGCGCATCATGATATTGCGGCAGTGCAGGAACGTTTTCCCGGAGCGCGAGCCCCCGAAGAACATCACATGCGTGGCCGCCCCGCCCGCGACGCCAAGCGCCTCTTGCTGGCGCGCGGTCAGGTGGAATTCAAGCTTGATCGTCACAGACGCTCATCCGCCGGCGTGACAGGAACGCCCACCATACCGCTGCCAGGCTTCTCCGCTTCCTTCAGCCCGTAGGCCTCCCGCTCGAGCGCGATGAGGTGGCGGAGGGTTTCCGACAGGCGTTTCATCGAATCGATGCGGCCGGCCGACGAAATCACCTTCTGGTAAATCTCGTTCAGCCGGTCGCGGCCGCGCTCATCCGGGCTGAACAGCAACACGCCCAGCTCCTGCAGGTGCTCGATCCCGCTCGTCTCGGCCTCGACCTCGGCCAGCAGCGTCATGGCGAGCTGCCGGGCGCGGGCGATGTCCGCTCGGTGCTCGCCGCGCACCTGGGCGATCCGAGCCGCGTTCGCGTCGATCACCTCGCGTTCCGTAACGGCACGTTGCCGCGTTACATCCTCCGTTACAGCCTGCTTTGTTACAAGCTCCTCCGCCTTGGCCTGTATGCGTTCGGCAAGGTCGCGGGTCCATCCTTCCTTGTCGGCCCGCCGCTTGATCGTTACATGGCTCACGCCGGGATGCGCTTTCGCGATTTCCCGGAGCGACAGCACGCCGGCCCGATATTCGGCCTCGATCCGCTCCCAATCGGGCTTTTCCTTCTCTTCCGCCATCCTTCCCTTCCCACATGGAAATACGCCGGGCGCGGAGCCCGGCGCGTGCCGTTAGGCCTTCTGCCGCACCTGCTCCCAGATGCCCGCGAAATGGACGAATTCCGCGACGGTTCGGCCATCGGCCGTGAGAGCAAGGCGGGGCCGTTCGGGAGTCTGGCTGTCGATCTGGTACCTTTCCGCCTCGATGACAATCGGCCCCGTCGGCGTGCTCACCACGTAAGTCCGCAGCTCGATCACAGGACATCCTCCAGGTATTTCTTCGTCTCGCCGAGCAGCCGCGTCACCTCACCGGACAGGCCGCGGCCGAGCACTTCCATTTCCTTGTGCCAGGACGCCAGCAGCGACAGGTGACGGTCATCCGCCTTCAGGTTCTCCAGCTCGGCCGCCACCGCGGCGCCGCGATTGATCACGAGCTGATAGCCAGCGGGCAGCCCGTCGACCGTGCCGTCGGCATAGATGCGAATCGGGGGGACGTTTTCCGTCACGCTGTGGATCTCGAACATGAGCTGCGACGCCGAGGCGGCAGCCTGGCCGGCGGGCGCCTCGGCGGGGATGGCGGGCGGCGCCGGGATCTGCCCGAGCGCGGGATCGAGCGCGGGCGCCGCGGTCGGCGGAATGCCGCCGGCATCCGCGAGCGTCGCGTCAGCGGGCAAGGATGGCAACGCCGCCGTTGTCGGAACCGGGTGGCCCGCGATCGAGTTCGTATCGGGAGCCGCCGCCGTCGAAAGCGTGGTCGTAGCCGAGGAGGAGGAAATGGTCGAGCTCTCGGCGGCGGCGCTCGGAATCGCGCTCGTGCCGGAAGACTCCAACGGGGCAGCCGCAGTACCAGAGGCTGGCGCCTCGCCGGACGACTCCAGTACCGTCACAGCCGCATCGGGCTGGGACGCAGCGGGCTCCCCCACCGGCGCGCCGCCCTCCGGAGCGGCCTGGGTTGCGGCCGGCACGTCCTCGGCCATCATCATCGGGATCGCGGCGCCGAGCAGCGCGCGAACGAGAAAGGTTCGTTTCATTTCACACTCCGAAAATAAGGATTACTACGATTATCCGGGAAACTGGCCCGGTCCAGAAACGCTACGGTCAGTGCATCGTGGTCGGCACCGGCGGCGAAGGCACGGCGCCCACCGTGACGCGCTCGCGCAGCCGAGCAATCACCTCCTCGAACCAGGCCGCCGAACCGGCCATGCCGCCCATCTCGCGCACGAACGCCAGGGTGCGCGCCGCCGCGCCGTCGAACACGATCTGGGGCTCGGCAAAGCTGCAGTTCATCACCTCAAACGGGCCGCCGCAGAAAATCAGGCGGCAATGATCGAACGTGCAGCGGTCGAACTCATTGCCGTCGAGCATGACGACGACGCCTGCGCCGAAGGTCATCCCAACGAATGAGCTCATCGCTCGTCGCCCGGCGGCAGCGCTGCGCGCGAACGTCGCTCCGCGTCCACCTCGTCGGCCAGCGCGAGCAGCGCGCGGTCCACCAACTGGTCGGGCGTCAGCTGCATCGCGCGAGCCTCGCGTTCGATCCGCGCGAGCGTGTACGGCGCGAGGCGACAGCTCTGCTGCGTTGCGCCGGTGATCGCGGCCGGCAGCGGAGCAACAGCGGGCGCCGGATACACCGCGGCATGGCCCATCATCAAATCTTTCATCGTCATGTCCTCATCGGTTGGTAAATCGCCGGATTCCCGGCTATTTCGGCTTTGGGCCGTTGTGAAGCGAATAGGTGTTCGGAAGCGGTCGGCGGACATGCGGCGCATAGCGGCCGCACACCTTGTCGTAGACAAACTCGACGCAGCCGGCCCGGCCGTTCGACTTCTTCCGCACCTTCTGCACGTGAACCTGAACGGGGTTGTCCTCGTTCGCCACGTCCCGGAAAACCGTGATGCAGTTGTCCGCCTTATTGCGCCAGTGCGCCGAGCCGCTGACGTCATAGGGAGTCGGCACCGGATAGGTGTTGGTGTCCTTGATCTTCTGCAGCTTCGTCGGGTGCGCGACTACCCATACGTGGACGCCGTTGCGGCGCGCGAAGGTCCGGATCTTCGTCAGCGCGCGCGAAATGAAGTCGGTCTCGCTGAAACCGTTTTCGCGCGTCGTGTCGACTTCGTTCCATGGATCGATCACCAGGCCGCGGATGCCGCGCTGGAGCACCAGCTGCTGCGCGGTGTCGAGCAGGCATTCGACGGTCGGCGCCTCCGGCAGCATGAAGCTGAAGTGGTCATTGATGAATTTCAACGCCTCGGCCATTTCGCCGTAGCTCATGCGCTCGGTGAACCCCTCGCTGAACGGCTTGCCGACGAACTTCTCCGCCAGCTTCTCGACGTGGTACTCGATCGGCTGGTTCTCGGGGGAGAAGAACGCGAAGGGCCAGCCGTAGGCGCGCGCGAGGTTGAGCGCAAGCGCATCCATCCATTCCGACTTGCCGTGCCCCGGGATGCCGGTTACGAGCGTCCACTCGCCGCTCATCACGCGATAGGTGCCGTCCATCTCCGGCCAGCACGTCGACACGCCGCGCGCTGGGCCGTGCTCGTAATCGTTGTGGATCTGCTCGATCAAGTCCTCGACGTGATACGTGCCCTCGATCGGAAGCGGGCGCGCATTGCCGAGGCAATCGCCCAGCACCTCGGCACCATGCTTGACCAGCACGTCGTTCGCATCCTTGCAACCTTCCGGCCACACGACTACCTGGCATTTCTCGCGGCCGAGCCGCCGAACAAGCTCCTCCTGCAGACGGACGCCCGGCGCATCGTTGTCGACGGCGATGATGTGCAGCGCCACCTCCTCGATGGCGGGATCCGCGAGGAAATCGAATTTCGTCTCGTAGGACCTGGAATCCGGCGCGGGCGCGCCGTCCGGAACGGAGATGCAGCTGAGCAGCCCGGTCATCTCCACGGACAGCTTGTCCATCTCGCCCTCGACCCACACGACGACTGCCGGATCGATGTCGTTCAGCCCGTACAGCACGCGCTCGGCGCCGGCGGCCATCCGGAAAAGCTTGTCGCTGGTCCGGTACTTGACGTTCACGACATCGGCACCGCGCAGGTACGGGAACATGATGCACCGGCGCTCCGCCTCGACCTGGGGGAAGTACTCGCGCCCCAGCGCGATCCGGTTGCGCTCCACCACCGCCTCGCTGATACCGCGGCCGGCGAACCACTCGAGCATCATCGCCCGTTTGTCGGCGGTGGCCGGCTGGGACTCTGGCGCGAACGTGGGCCGCGTGTACACCTTGCGCACCTCGGGCCGCTGCCACTCGCCGCCCTTGAGCGTGCCGCTCCAGCCGCAATGCCAGCAGTTCCACACGCCCTTGTCCGTGTTCACGTTCAGGCATGGGTAGTTCCGCTTCTTGCGGTGCGGCGAGCATTGCGGGCAAGGAACCTTCACCTCGGCGCCCGTCTTGTTGCCGAGATCGATGTTGAAGTCGTGGAAGGTCTTCACAGCACCACCTGCGGCGCGCCGCCGTCGTCGATATCGGGCGCCCCACCAATGCGGGCCCAATCGTCGCGAATCGCGTTCATGAACGCCTGATCCCAGTCGACGTAGCGGTAGCCCTTGGCCTTCGCGGTCGACACGAAATGCTCGAGGCGACGCTCCAGGTGTCGGTGTCCCTTCTCGGCCGCCCACTCCCGCACGCGCTCGCTGATGCCAAAGCCGTCGGGCAGCGCTGTTTTCCGCGAGGCCGCCTTGGGCTTCTTCGGCGCCTCGGATGCGTCGCCCGACTCGGCGGGCGATATCTGTTGGTTCTGGTTCTGGCTGTGGTTCTGGTTAAGGTTCTGGTTCTGGTTAGGTTCTGGATTTCGATACTGTTCCTGCGGGTCTTCGGGAACCCTATCGATACCGTTATTTTTCCCGCCGTTGACCGTATCGGAAGGGGGAGTAAGGCCGTCCAAAAAGTCTTTCGAGAGGTTCTTTCCGAACTCGCGAAGGCGATCGGCCAGGACATTCTTCACGCCACAGTCATCGGGGATCTGGGCGTACATCTTGGCGGCCGCCTTCCCGACGTTCGGATTCTCGAACGGGTTCCACTTCAGGAACTTCTCGATCACGATCCATTTCGAATCGGCATTAACCGTTACGAAACCGTTTCGAGACAGTTCCTCAAACCCTTTCTCTAACCGTTCCGGGGTCCACCGGATATCTTCGCAGGCATAGGCTGTCGGCAATCGGAAACAGCCGAGCATGTTGGCGTGCGGGGAGGTGAGCAGGTAGACGGCCAGCATGCGGCCGTCGTCCGACAGCGCGCCGATCGTCTTGGATGTCCAAAACGAGGCGTGGATGTTGCCGTAGTTACGCATTGGGGGTGTTGCTCCGGAAGCAAATGCGCGCCGCCAAGGCGCTTTCCATGCGGGCGATCTGCTCGGCGCTACGGGCACGGATCTCGGCCCGCTGCCAGTAGGCTGCGCGAACGCGGCCGCACCGACTGATCGTCGGCAGCAGCACGAGGCGGCCGAACGCCGCGATTCGCGCCTCGCGCGCCTCGTCGTCGCGAGGCGGCGGGATGGTGGGGCGAAGGCGATAGATCATCGAGCCGCCCCAGCCGCCACAGGTTCGTCCACCGATGCCGTTTCACTGGAAGGGGGCACGAATTCAGGCCAGATATCCCGCCAGTCCATGGGCCGAAGGTCGCACCGAGTGACAGCCCCTCCTGTCGCCCGCTCGATACGAATGCAACGCGCAGGAGAGATCGGCGCCGTACCCGCTGCCATCTGCGAGAGGAACGAAGCCGACACACCGATTTCGTCAGCGAGCTTTGCCGCGCCGCCGCGCTCGAGCTTCGATAGGTAGGTCTTCAGGTCCATAGTCAAGTAGAAGTTAAGTGTTCGGGCCAACAGAGTTTAATGAACACTAAACCTCGGCGTCAAGCTTGCAAGTTTAGAAAAAACTAATCAAACTCTCGCGCATGGAAATCGCAGACATTCGCCGCGAGCGGCTTCGACAGTGGTTCGAAAAGCGCTCAATCCCGCCCCGTGAGAAGAGCTACTTTTCTCAGTTGATGAGCGGTTCCGCCCCCTTCGGAGAGCGGTCAGCTCGACGCCTGGAAAGGGACTACGGAATGGACCCGGGCTACCTTGACCTTCCCTTGGGCATATCGACAGCCGACGCCTTAGCGAAGATAGCTCCGCAGGACAGCAGCATACATATCCCGCGCTTCAACACCGGGGGCGCCATGGGCGAAGGAGTAGAACTGCGTGATCAACCTGGCGTGATCGAGACGCTGCGCGTAAGTCACGAATGGCTCGCGAAGAACCTCCGCAACTACAGCGCGGTAGAGAATCTGGCTGTGGTCACCGGTTTTGGTGATTCTATGCGCCCGCTTTTCAACTCCGGCGACCCTCTCATCGCAGACATCGGGGTGAAGATCGTGGAGTTCGACGCGATATATTTTTTCCGGGTCGGTTCGGAGGGCTTCATAAAGCGCCTTCAGAGAATTCCGACTGAGAAGGGCCTCATCATTCGCGCGAAGTCGGAAAACGCCAGCTACGATCCGTGGGATATCACGCCCAGCATGGATTTCGAGGTCTTTGGTCGGATTCTGAAAATCTGGCGCAGCGAGGACTTCTAAGATTTTTCGCCCCGTGCCAATTTTTTCTTGACCTTGAGTTTAGTGTTCAATAAACTCCGATCATCGTCACACAAGACAACGAGGCAGAAATGAAACTCTGGCAAATCCACTACAAGCTGTGCCGCGCTTCGGCACGCATCGCAGCACCGGTCATGCGCGCCGCCGGCTTCCGGTTCTCGAAGGCCTCGCGCGATAACCGCCTCATCAACGCCTTGATCGATCGTGTCGCCGCGAACCTGCTGGCCGACGGCATCGAACCGGGGACGCTCACTTTCTGACCCACGCCGCCCAGCGCGGCTATTTCTTCACGCGAATACTTCGTAGTCCGAAGTATCTAGGGGATTTTTGCGCCCGCGATTTGCGGGATTTGGAAGGTGGTGCGCGGCGGGTACCAGCCGCACGCGCACCGTACTACTTGAGGACACAGACTATGTGCAAAACGGATTCTACACTCGGGGCAGCCGAAATCAAACCAGTGGTGCAGCGCCCTTCCGACCGCATCGACCCGGCCCACGCCGCCGTTGTCGAAAGCGGCCGCGCGATCAACCTTCTGAATCACACATTCCGCGCGTTGATCGCCATGAACGCCGTGGCCAAGGTCTTGATGGCGAACGGCATCGGCAACGACTGTGGGCAGCCCATCGTCGCCGGCAACATCGAAGGCGGCCTCATCGACGCTCTCGTGTGCCTTTCCGATTATGCCGCCGGCGAGATCGAGTTTTTCGCCGATCGCGCCCACAACGAATACGACCGCCAGAACAAGAACGAGGTGAGCCGTGGCTAAGACCGTCACCCAGGCAACGCGTGCGGCCGCGCATGCCCCCACTCCCTTCGGGGAGCGCCTGGCCGAATGTCGCGGTCGTTCGAAGCTGAGCCAACAGGCGCTCGCAGATGCGGCTAGCGTCAGCCAGACCATGATTTCGGCTCTCGAATGCGGTCGAAATCAAATCGACTACTTCGCAATCTTCTCGCTGGCCGACGCGCTCGGCGTCGACGCGCGCTGGCTCGCTACCGGTGAGGCACCTCGGCCGAAAATCGGGGATATCGTCACGGCGAGCGTGAGCGATCCGGACAACATTGCCAAGGGCATCTATCGGCTGTGCTCGGCTTTCTTCGAGGCCGCTGCGCTGTTCGATGTGATCCATCGCGCCATCGCCGACGGCGAGGAGGAACAGGTCGATCTCATCTCGTTGACCGCGCTCGGCCGTGAACACGCCAACCTCGCCGCCCAGCGCGCCGAGAATCTGGCGAAGGAGGTGACCCGTGGTTGATATCCGCTCGATCGTCACCGTCGAGAAGGAAATCGACGGCGGCTGCCACACGGCCGGCCTCAAAGTCGCCGGCGGCCAGCCCATCATCGCGGCGCCTCAGCAAGCCTGGTACCTGCTCGATATCGCGCTGAATACGCTCTGGCCGATGTCGGAAGATGAGGACAAGGTCTACGGCGCGATCGTCCCGGCTGCAACAGCGCGTGCCCTCATCCAGTCTGCCGAGGAAGCGATCGCGAACGCAGTCCGGCCCGAGGAACAGGCGGTGTTTCGCATGGAGTACCAGGCCGAGGAGAAGAACAGTGGCTGATAGCAAAATCACGATCGCGAGACCGACCCTCGCCTTGGCCGGCGACACGCTCGCCGCCGCATCGAAACTCTGCGACCAGCTCAATCTCCTCTTCATGATGATCGAGCGCGGAAACGATGAAGGCGACGGGGGCGACGTGCAGCTTCTCGCGCAAATCGGCCGCACGCTCACCAGCAACGGCTACAACAACTTCGGAATGATCGCAGACCAAATCCGGGAGGGCGGCGCAAATGGCTAAATCACCGTCCACGATCGGCGGCGTTATCGCAGCGCTCAGCGACTGCATCGACTTCAGCACGCTTTCCGATGAAGACCTGGCCCAGCTGGCAAACGCAACGACTGCCGCAACCACCGCCGCCGAAGAACTTGCCGAGGTAGTTGAGGGAATCGGCTGTCTCATCGCGGAGGATATCGCCGAAGGCACCAGCGGAGCACTCCAGGACTCCTCTACTCCGCACTTACTCTGGTTCATTTCCCGGCAGGTCGCGGAAATCGCGATCGTCAACAAAGTGGGAAGTGACGCGGCGTTTTTCATCAAATCGCGTCGAAGCGCCACAGAAAGCGCCGGAGGGACGAAGCATGGCTAAGCGAAACGCTAAGCGCATCCTCGCCCCTGAATACCGCGCCAGCGCCGAGGCTTTCGTGAAACTCCTGGCCGACCTGGGTTCGGTACATCCCGACTGCATCTACTTCTTCCACGTCTCGGCCGCGCTGCTGTCGGCCGTCGAGGGCAAGTCCAAGGAATGGATCAGCGGCTTCTATGACGCCCTGGGGCTGCTCATCGAGGAGTCTGGCGTTCGCGGTACCACCTGGAGCCCGATGCGGGATCTGGAAGACCCGGACTGGTGGTACGAGGAAGACCCGGCAGGGGGCAGCGATGCTCAAGCGTGAACTGTCGCCCGAATACCGCGCTGGCGTCGAGGCCTTCATGACCATCGCGCGCCGCCTCGACGCCGACAACATCGGCCCGGGCACCCGCCACCACGCGCGCCCGGGCCCTCCCCTCACCGTCCAAGACGTCTCCTGCTTGATCGAAACCGCATCCGCACAGCTCTCGCTCCCTGAGCGCGAGGGTTTCGTCGACGCGATCTCCCTTTTTCTTCGATCGGTGATCACGGGGTTGGGTACGCCGGTCATCGGGAAATGGGATGCCGCCACCGAACTTGAATACCCCGAGGGAATGCCCCGTGACGATGAAGACTGAACCCCGGAAAAGTGCCGCCGATCGCGAAGTGGATCTCGAAATCAGTTTCGAGCACTTCCACGGCCTCATGCAGCTGCCGCGGATCGTGCAAATCGGCGAGACCATTTACCCCGTCGATGCGCATCTGGAGACGATCGTTACCGGATGGTGCGCCGTGTTCGTCGGCTATTCGGCCGGCCTCATGGGCTATGCCGATTTCAAGCTGCCCGCGCAATGGAGCGTGCAGCGCCAGGTGGCCGGCCCGGCGCAGCTGCGCGACGCGCGCGATCGGGTGCGGGCCTGGATCGTCGAGCGCGGCTATCGCACCGAGCCGAAACTCGTGCTGCTGCCGAGGATATACCTCACGCTCGAGGCCGACGACGAGGACGGTATCCGCGTCGCTATCGTCGATCGGGCTTCGGGGAACCGCATGCGCGTCTCGCCCTGGCTCGCCTCGGACGACATCCGTTCGATCGACCGCTACCGCGCCGAGCAAGCGGCCTGGTTGAGCGAGATCCGCCCGCGCGCCGCCGATCCCTTCGCCTACTGGTGAACCCATGCGAACCGTTCTCAAGCGGTTGGTGATGGCCGCCTACAACCACGGCATCATCAACCGCCGCTTCACCGCCAAGCTGTTCCGACTCTTCAACCTCAGGAGCTTCTAACCATGCTGACCATCGAAATTTCGGGCGATACCATTCGCCTGACTTCCAACTCGCATAACCAGGCCGAATCCACGCGCACCGTTGTTTCCGGCCCCGCCGTGAGCACGGAGACGTTCTTCGAACTCGGCGAGGTCGCCACCGACGCTCACGGCGACAGCATCGGCATCTACGCCGGCATCATGCGCGGCATGGGCGACGCGACCGACTACCACCTGTTCCTCGTCGACGGCGACACCAAGCTCGCCTGGAAACATGCGATGGCGTGGGGTGCCCAAGCTGGCGACTCGCTGCCCCGCCGACGCGAGCAGTCGCTGCTCTTCGCCAACTTGCCCGAGCACTTCGCGAAGGAGCCGTACTGGTCTTGCGAGGAGTCCGAGTCGAATTCCGGCTGGGCGTGGTGCCAGTACTTCGGCAACGGCAGCCAGGGCAGCTACCGCCAGGACAACGAGTTCCGGGCCCGGGCCGTCCGCAGATTGTTCATTTAGTTTCGATCATTTCCAACAGGCATCACTCCCGGCCGACGGCCTAACCAACACGGAGTTTCACCATGGGTCAAATCATCGCAATCGCGCTGCTCGCGGCGCTTGTATCCTTCGCAGTCCGTATCGTCCCGGTTATCGTTCGCGCGCCGTGGCAACCGAAGCCGCTCATCTGGGCCGGCGCCGGCGCGGTCGTGTTCGTCCTTGGCATTCTCTTCGCGTGCTTCACGCAGGTGGCGCAGTCGCATATCGGCATCGTGACCACCTTCGGGAAGATCCAGGCTGACACGCTCGGCGAGGGGCCGCACCTGGTCGCGCCGGTATCGCAGGTCCATGAGGTTTTCGTCGGGACCGACGTTGCGCGCGTCGATAAGGCGCAGGCCGCATCGAAGGATCTGCAGTCCGTCCACACGGACCTGACCATGAACTACCGCGTCGACCCGTCCAAGGCCCGCGCGCTGTTCGCTATGGCGCCGTCGCTCGAGTACGAGAGCGCCTACGTCCAGCCGGCCATGCAGGAGGTATTCAAGGCCGTCGTCTCGCGCTACACCGCCGAGGAGCTGGTGACGAAGCGGGCCTTGGTGTCGACTGACATCCAGAACGCCCTCATCGCGAAGCTGACCGGCTACGGCTTCATCGTGCGCGACATCAACATCACCGGCTTCGCCTTCAGCAAGGCATTCGACGACGCGATCGAGGCAAAGGTGACGGCCAGCCAGAAGGCCGAGCAAGCCGAGCGCGACCTGCAGCGCGTCAAGTACGAGGCCGACCAGAAGATCGCGGCCGCCCGCGGCGAGGCCGAGGCGATCGCCATCCAGGCGACTGCCATCAAGACCAACGGTGGTGAGGAATATCTGCGCCTGCAGGCCATCAACCATTGGGACGGCAAGCTTCCCGTCTATCTCGCGCCCGGCGCGCCGATGCCCTTCATCAACGCAGGGCACTGATCATGAGCTTCCTCACGAACTTCGCCGACAAGAAGATCGACGAATACCCCTGCTATGACCGATCCTGCGAGCTCGTCGCCGAGCACACGCGCCGATGGCTCGCGAACGGCAACATCCTGAACGACGGCGATATCGCCTACCTGCTGCATCGCAGCCTGGCGGCGATGTACAACGGCCTGGCCGACGAGATGAAAGCGGCGCTCGCCAGCGTGGTCGCCGCGCTCATTCTCCGCGGCATGTCGCCCGAGGATATCGCCGACTTCGTGGCCGGCGCGCCGCCGAAGGTCCACTAACCCGAGCGGCCTATGAGCAACGTCATCGACTGGAGCAAATACGGCCGCGCTCCCGCCCCCTCGCGGGCGCGGCCCGACATCACGCTCGAATACCACGGCGACGGCGCGCGCACCTGGTGCACCGCGACCTTTCCCATCGAGCAATTCGAGACCGTCAAATCGATGGTCGACCGTCAAATCGAATTCTGGAAGCAAGGTGAGAACGATGCAGCTACCTGACCACAAGGACCTGCACGGCTGCGTGAAAGTCATCCTCGGCGACATCCTCGAATGCAGCGTCGTGGACATCCTCAAGCTGCCCTTCGGATCGCGCATTCACGCGCGCTGGGACACGATCATCTGCGGCGAGCGGCGCACCATTCGCCGGTCGTTCCAGGACGATCCGGAGCGAGGCCCCGCACGAACTCAGCTTGAGGAGTGGCGGCCGGCGATTCGCTCTGCGTTCGAGAGCGAAGAGCGTGCGCGCATGAAATACGGGGCGACCCTGTGTATGCCCCTTGTATCTGGCCCGGGAAATGTGATGCGCGCTATCGAGGCCGAACTGAAACGCCTCGAGGCCAGGACCGGCAGCACCCTCTTCGACGCTGGTACGTCTGAAGCATGCTATCGAATCCGCAAGGTGATCGCCGCCGCGACCGCACCCGACTCGAATCCGAGTTCTGGAGCGAAATCAATGCCTTCCGGGCTCACCAACGTTCGCGAGCCGATGCCCTACATCATGCCCGCTGTCGTGCGTGTGTGCCTCATCAGCGATGCCGAATGCTCGCAGGGGTGCGGCGACGGGCCGTGCAAGCGCGATGGTGATGGGGGTGCCGCATGAAGCTAGACCCCAACAAGGCATGCGCGAACCGAAAAGAAAATTGGTTCTGGGCTGCCGTGCATGACGCTCTCGCCCATCCTCTCATGCCCCTTACAGGCTACAGCCGGTTCGCAATGCGTTTCCACGATTGGACATCGCATAAGGCGTGGCCGCGAGAAGCCGATCGCGCGGTGCTGGAGGTTTGGTTTTCCTCGCCGTATGGAGCGCTGCGTGTCCGAAATCCGCGGCCTGGCTACTGGACGGTCGATCACGGCCAAGTGCATCACCAGTTCGGCACCGTGGCAGACAACGCCGATCAGGCCGTCGGTGACGCACTCTGCCACTTTCGCGATCTCGACAAGCATTTCGGTGGCCGGTTTGCCTCCCAAGACAATGGAGGCGGAGCATGAAGCCCTTCACTCTCCTCCATGCCGTGATAGCCGGCCGCGACGCCGAGCGCTTTTTCGACCGCGAGCGCGATCGCGTGAAGAACGAGTACGTCGACGCCGAGAACGCCAAGCGTGGCGTGAAGTCGGAGCCGCCGACGGCCGACGGCGCACTCATCTACACGCGGCCGCCGAATGCAGCGCAGCGGATCGCCGCCAAGCAGCAGGAGCGCAACCTGAAACGCCTACGGAGCCGGAAATGAACAAGGCCCTCAGTCTCCAGGAAGCCGCCGACCTGCTCGGCGTCTCGTACTCGTTCATCTACCCGCGCCGCCGCGACCTCGGCTTTTTCAAGCTCGGGGGCGTCTGGCGCGTCTGGCCCGAAACCCTGAAGGAACGCACGTCCGGTTACAATGCCGACCGACCGGCGCGGACGGACGATGAGGAACACAGACTATGCCCATCCGAAAGCGCAACGGCGTCTACTATCTCGACCTGCGATCACCAAGTGGAGAAAGAATACGCCGAACTTGTGGGACTTCCGACCGGACGGAAGCTGAGGAGTATCACGACCGGGTGAAATCGGAACTGTGGCGCGTGCATCGCCTTGGCGAGCGCCCGCGGCACAAGTATGAGGAGGCCGTGGTTCGATACCTGAAAGAGCAGGCCAGAATGAGCGATTACGCCAACTTGGTGCGGCATTTGCGGCACTTTGGAACGTATTTCGCAGGAAGGTATCTCGACAGCATCACGGCCGCCGAGATTCTGGCCGCCCTCCCGGACAAGCTGTATCGGGGTGAGCGTACCGGCATCCCGACTGTAGCAACGCGGAACCGATACCTCGGGACGCTGCGCAGCATGCTTTACCGCGCCGCCGGCAAGTGGGAATGGCTCGAGCGCGCGCCGAAGCTGCCCGAGGAACGCGAGGACAACAAGCGAATTCGGTGGATCACCCAGGAAGAGGCACAGCGCCTGATCCGGGCGATCAATACCGAGTGGTTGCGCGATGTAACCGCGTTCGGTTTCGCGACCGGGCTGCGCCAGGCCAACATCATCGGCCTGGAGTGGTCCCAGCTCGACCTGGTAGCCCGGCGCGCGTGGATCCATCCGGACCAGGCGAAGGCCAGGAAGCCGATCGGCGTGCCGCTGAACCATGAGGCTGTAGCGCTCATCAGGAAGCAAATCGGGCGTCACAGCCGGTTCGTGTTCGTGCGGAACGGCAATCCGATCGTGTCGTGGGATCGTGACCAGTGGGTGGCCGCCTGCGCGCGCGCGAACATCGAGAACTTTCGGTTCCACGATGTTCGCCACACATGGGCGAGCTGGCATGTGCAGCGCGGCACGCCGCTCGAGCGCCTGAAGGAGCTGGGCGGCTGGGCCAGCTACGACATGGTGCTGCGTTATGCGCACCTCGCGCCGGACCATCTGGCCCGCCATGCCGATGCGGTCACGCTTTGGTCACAGGATGCGCCGGAATCTTCGGTCACAGGCCTGAAAGCCGTGTAG